AAGCTGAAGCGGCAGCACAGCAGATGGAGGCACAGGCAAACCTGAGTAGGCTTGAAAGTGTCCACCCTGATTACAAGACGGTCATAGGTGACCCGAAGTTCGCAGAGTGGATTAAAGCAGATCAGATTCGCGTAGCCCTCTTTCAGCAGGCTGACCAGAACTTTGACTTTCACAGTGCCAATAATCTGATTTCCACTTGGAAAGAGAAGGTTGGCGTAGCAGAGGTAGCGGTCGCGGCTGAGAAGTCTGATCGTTCCCGACAAGTGAAAGAGGCATCCACGGGTAGCAGTAAACCCAGTGCTGATGGTTCTAAGATTCAGAAGAAGAAGTACCGTAGGGCTGACATTATTAAACTCATGCGTGACGACCCCGATCGCTATGAGGCTATACAAGATGAAATCATCCTAGCCTATAGAGAGAAACGGGTCATTTAAGGATAAGGAGACTATCCAATGGCTACTGAAACATATCCCGGAGGTGCAACGAGCATCGTCAATTTGGCGAATGCCGACACTTTCATTCCTGAGATTTGGTCTGACGAGGTAATCGCCTCTTACCAGCAGAATCTCGTACTTGCCAACCTCGTCAAGAAGATGAAGATGACTGGCAAGAAAGGCGACACCATTCACATTCCTAAGCCTGTTCGTGGCGCGGCTTCCGCGAAACTTGCGAACACTCAGGTTAACATTCAAGCGAATGTTGAAGGTGAACTGACTGTCGTTATTGACAAGCACTTCGAGTACTCACGCTTCATCGAGGACATTGTAGAGGTTCAGGCTATGTCCTCTCTGCGTAAGTTCTACACTGGTGATGCTGGTTACGCTCTGGCCACTCAGGTTGATGACCACCTGTTTGAGCTTGGTAAGTCTTTCGGTGACGGTGACGGCGCTGACTGGACTAACAGCAACGTCTTGACACCGAACGCTGGTGGCACTGATGTTGAAGCGTACAACGGTACTGCTGCTGCTGGTGCATTCACTGATGCTGCGTTCCGCGCTGCGATACAGCAGATGGATGATGCTGACGTTCCTATGGACGGACGCTCTTTCGTTATCCCGCCTGTACTTCGCAACGCCATCATGGGCATCGAGCGTTACGTGTCTAGCGACTTCGTTAACAGCGGTAAGGTTCCAGGCGGTAAGGTTGGCGAGTTGTATGGTGTTGACATTCATGTCACTACTAACGCTCCTGCCAATGCTGACGGTCTGGGTGTTGGTGATCGCGCTGCCTTCTTGGTACACCGCGACACTATGGTACTCGCTGAGCAGCTGGGTGTACGCTCACAGACTCAGTACAAGCAAGAGTACTTGTCAACTCTGTACACTGCCGATACTATCTACGGCACCAAAGTGTACCGTCCCGAATCAGGCTTCGTTCTCGTAGTCTAATCGGTCTGAGGAGGCTAGGCAATCTGTCTAGTCTCCTTTCCCTTCTTCCTGCTTAGGGGCTAAGTATGTCCATATCGTATGTAATCACCACTGACTTTGCTGCGAAGGATACACTCCCTCAAGGCAACGCAGCTAAAGTTATACGCGGCTCTGAATTCACTACAGAGTTCGATAACATCAAGAACGCATTTGAACTGTGCGCTCCCGCCGCTTCTCCGACATTCACAGGAACTGCCTCGTTTACCTCTCTATCTGCCAATGGTGGATCGATTGATGGTGCCGACATAGGGCAGATCACTCCGGGGTTGGGCGACTTCACAACTATCCAAGCGGGTACTGTAAACGTATCAACCGTACTGACTGCACCCGGTGCTACCCTCACGGGTAACCTTACGCTGGGCGGCAATGACGTATCTGGCGTGAATACTCTAACAGCTACCACTGGTACATTCTCAACAGCTAACATCACTACCTTGAACATGACGGGTGGTACGATTGTATCTGATGGCGTTAACATTGACGGGGGTAGTATTGATGGAACCGCAATCGGAGCATCAGTTGCTTCTACAGGTAAGTTCACTAGTGTCGATATTGATGGAGGAACCATTGACGGAACAGTCATCGGCGGAACTACTGCAACCTCTGGTACTTTTACTACTCTCACCGCGACTGGGGGCAGTTCTTCGGCGTGGAACACCGCATTTAGCTGGGGCGATCACTCAGTAGAGGGCTACTTAAAAGCCACCAACATTCCAGGTGGTAACACAGCAAACATCGTGATTGACAGTGACTTCAACTCACAAGGTCTGATGAAGCGTAACGCCTCCTCTGGTTCCTACTCAATCGTCAAAGATAGCTCTGCAAACTGGAACACAGCTTACGGCTGGGGTAACCATGCCAGCTTCAACTACCTGAAGAACAATACCAACATACCTGGAACTAACTGGCGTATCAATGCCTCGGGTGGTAACTTGTACTTCTACTACAACGGTAACAACGTAGCTCGGTTGGACTCATCCGGTAACTTCGTAGCCGAAGGTAACGTAACAGCTTACCAGACGGTGTAATTAATGCCTAGAGTTCGGA